CTATTGTGCGCGTTCGCGATACCTGTTCAAGACAATCAGTTCTGCCACCGTCCAGCCGATGAATTGTCCGTGTTCGATTGCCAGCGGGCCCATGGCCTGCGAGACAACGCCCTGCGGGTTCTCGTACAGCCGTGCCGAGGCGGTGATGATGACCGCCCGAACATCTGGTTCGGGTTCGGGGTTGAAGCCCCGGCCACGCGTGTAGCCCTTAGCGAGCTGCGTGACCAGGGCCACCGTCTGATCGGCTTTAGTTGCCGTGTCCAGGAACGCGAGTAGGTCCGCACCTGTTGGCGCAGCCATTTGTTACGCCTCGGTCAGCAGTGTGACAGCCTTAGCCTGCAACAGGCCCACGTCGTAGCGGGTCACCACGCGCAGGCCGACACTGTCGTAGTCGCCCCAGGTCTGGTCGAGCAGTTTGACCTCAGCGTCTACATCGCGGGCGACAGCCACTTTGGAGAAATCAACCAGTGCCACACGGGCTTTCGCCGTCGCGTCGGGAATGTTGTCAGTGATGATCACCGGCAGCCCGAACAACTGAAACGAAGTTCCGTTCTGGATGGTGGACGGATCAAAGATATACCGCGCATCGGTGGTGCCAACCTTGAGCTTGCGCAGCTTGGCGAAGCTCGCCGAGGTCATCACCCAATGCGACGGGACGACCTTGTTTCCCTGCGCTGTCGCCAAGCCGTCGATGAGGCTGTCGGCGTCGGTCAGATCCAGTACGCCGGTCGCGATGCCCGTCTGCTTGAGAATGCCTTTGATGGTGTTCGATGTACCGGCACCGTCCCAGAGTGCGGCGTCGAGTGCCTGCGCAACGTTGGTGACCAAGGTGGTGCGAAGGGTCGCGTCCAATGCGATCACGGACTGGCGGGCCATCTCATTCGAGAAGCGCACAAGCACCTTGAGTGACTTAAGCGTGGACGGCAACAGGGTTACCTCATCGAAGGACACGTCCCCGTCTGAGATCTGGACACCTTCACCGACGAATCCGGCAGACACGCCGCTAGCGATACGCGGAATGCGCAACTGGTCGTGGGTGTCGAATACTTGCGGGCCAGCACCGAGAAATGTTGATTCTTGGGTGAGCTGGTTGACCAGCATGGACGCAACCTGAGATTGCAGAAGAGTGGTATTGCCACTCGTGACTTCAATAGCCATTGTATTTAGTTGTTTCTATTCAATTAGGTTATTAAGTTATGCCGCCACCAGGGCGGAGAAATACGTTCACGCTTCTGGCGTCTTTATCGGCCCGAATTCAGCAGGCCGAGAATCGAGGGTTCGGCGGTCGCGATATCGCGCACACCCTGGCCGACGTTCCCGGTGACCTTCCGGGCTTTCAAGTGAGGCTTGGCCTCAATCAGAGCGTCTACCGCTGCCACCAGGGCATCCGGGTCACTCAAATGGTTCTCGTCAAAGGGCAGGTCGGTTGGGTCTGCCAACTTTCCCGTCTGTCGTACCAGCTCGGTATGCAGCCGCTGGCCGTGTTCTTTGGCTTTGGTACGGTATCCGGCGTTTTCTTTGCGCAGCGATTCCACGTACTCACGTGAAAACTGTCCTGTATCGTTCGTAAGCGGTTCCGAATCGTTTTCCGGCGCGATCGGATCAGGGCGGCTGTGTTCGTCGTTCTGCGGCGATTCTAGGCCATTGTTTCCGGTTTCGATTGCCGAATCAGTCGGCGTCTCGTCATCCACTTATACAGCATCCTTTTGTTTTTGTGCATCTTCTTTAGCAAGACCGTTGTAGTAGCGGTAGGCGGTCACCATTTCAGGGTGTGTATTAGCTTCCTTGTATTGCGCAGTGTCCAGTAGCTCTTGGGCGATTTCTTCCTCTGTGAAGCCAAGGCGGCGCAACGCGCCCGGTATAGACAAAATCCCGGCACCAACCAGCTTGGTTACGGCATCGGCCTCTTGCGCGGTCGAACGGGTAGAGGCATCAGCCCAGCGCACCCGCGCCCGAACCTCGGCAACCTGCGACTGGTCCCGTATCGCCACCATCAAACGGGCCACCTGCTCCCACGCCCGACCGAACACCGCTTGCCGTGCTTCTGCACGTGCGGTGATACCCGCCTCCGATGCCCGCAACGCATCCGCGCTGGCAGGGTTGTCGGTGAAAATCCCCACGTAGTGCGCAGGTAGAGCGCTGACGGCCATGATCTGTCCGAGTAGGACGTTGACGGCGGTTTCGTAGCCGCGTAGATCGGCAGCTGGCAGCTGTCCGAAGTTGGCGGCATCGTTCTCGGCCACCATCGCTCGGTTGCCTTCGGGGATGGGGTTGACCGCCTCCATGACGGGTTCGCCATCCTCGGTGACCGGGTTGCCTTCGGAGTCAAGTACCGGGCGTTCGACCAATTCGATGCCGGTCGCCCAACGGCGCGGCCTGCCCACGTATTCGGAGGTGACCATCATGTCGGACAGGATCTTTGCCAGACCGTCTACCAGCGGTTTCAGGTCATCGATCTCCGAGAGTCCGTGATCGAACATGTCCGGGGACGTGCTAGCCAGGATCGGCAGCCGATCAATGTTTTTCAGCTCCACCACCGGCACCACACCTAGCGGGTTGTCGATAGTCTCAATCAACTCGAATGCCGGTGTAGCTGCACCCGCAGTGTTTGCGCGCCAGTGTTGGATCTGATCGGGCAGGTATAAGACGGCGAATGTTTGGGTGGCGGTGCGCCAACGCTTAACAGCGGCAACCACTTCCCTACTACCAGGATCACGCTTCACCTGCACCTGGCGTGCGGATTCCACTGAAACTTGCGGTCTTCCTTGGGGATCGGCCCACACGATCACGAAGCTAGACCCATATAGGAGTGCTTCACGGTGTGCAACCGTCGCAAGCTGGTCAAGATCGTTTCTCAACCAGTCGTCCCACACGTCCGCGTCGGTGAATCCGGTGATTCGCAGCCGCTCAGCCAACGAATTGACCGCCAGGCGTGGGATGTTCGACACCATGCGTCCGAAGCGATTGTCAAGTGCCGCACGGGCATCCGCCGAGAGGAACGCGAGAGGTTGCTTGCCCTCGTGGTACAGCTCCAATTCGCTGTAGCGATGTTGCGGCGCATCCAGCGCGCCCAACAGCTCTACCAACATGTCACTACTCATCGCTATTAAGTTTTCCAAATCTGTTGTTAGCGAAACGAAGCCGTCCGCTTACGTGTTTTCTTGCTCGCCAACCAGGTAGCGCGTGAATGGCACATCATCAACGCTGTGCACAGGTCAATCTTGGGCGCGTTCCGGGAGCGGTTCGCCTTCGCTAAGCGCAAACCTTTGTCGGTTTCCAAAACCGTTGCGGCCAGTACGTGCCGCCGCAAATCGGCGTCGCCTGACACCGTGAACCTGCCATTCACCCCGGCGCTATGCAGGTCATTCGTGGCTGCCGTCTGCCGCTGCGGCGACTGCCGGAACTCCACCATCGGCAAACCCTCGGATTCAAGTATTTGCGCGGAACGGGTCCATAAATACGGGTCGTAAGCGACCTCACGGACTCGATACTTCTTTGCCGCGTCCCTGATCGCCTGCTCAACATCGAGCACCGGCACCCGCCAAGCATCATCGCCGCCTGGTTTCTCCCACACCGCGAGCTTGTCGAAATGCGGAACCGCCGATACCGTGCCGATCACTAACGCCGTCGAGTCGTCTTTCAGTGAGCCATCCAGCGCTATAACAACTTCCGCACCATCCGGGATCGCACCACCAGAGAGCAGGTCATCGTAAGTTTCCGGCGTGAACAACGGATGCTCGTTTGTGGTCACCACCTGGCACAACCGCTTACGGCGATACTCGCCCTCAGTCGTTTGTTTCAGCAGCGCCGTTGCCCGATCCCGGCTCAACAGATCATCGAGTTGCGGATTCGCTAGCTCAAGACAATGCACGCAGCTAACCGGGTGATGCTCAAACCCGTCAGCCGAAAACTCAACGAACGCCATTGTCGGGTCGTCCGGGTTCGCCCGGCACGCCTCCCGCAGATCCGTCAGCACAGAGCTATCGCGGTTCGGCGGCGTCCCGATACCCAACGCCATCGCGCCGTCGAGCTTCCCAGCACCCAACAGCAGCGTCGTCCATGTCTCTGAGTTGATCTCCCCCAGCTCGTCGGCCAACGCCAACGTCCACGTCCCCAAACCTTCGATCCGTTTGGCCTCGGCAGGCAACGCTGTCAAAGTGGACCGTTTCCCCGGTACCTCTATCCGGTCCCGGTACACCACCGCCCGCGACGCAAGCTCAGGATTCAGCTCGACCATCTGCGCAGCGGGTAACAGCAGACGGCCCGCCATACGCTCATCCACTGCCACAATCGGGATTTCATTACCGTCTGGACCGCAGAACAGCTCAAACAGGCCCAGAGCGGCGAAAATGCCGGTCTTCCCCAAGCCTCGCGGACCCATTATGGCGCCCACCACCGGGCGCGGCTCTGGATCAAGAAACGGGCGCAACATCTCGCGTTGCCACGGCCTAAGCCGCATCGGCTTACCCGTGCCGTTCCCCTTCGGAACAATCAGAAACTTGCCGACAAACGCCTCAAACCGCTCCACCCCGCCCTTACGCGAACGAAACGGTAACGGTGACTCATCAACATCCCCCTTTGGCCCCCGCCTCATGGGACAATCTCCCTGTGTACTTCTCTGTTAAATACGAAGACGGATCAGTCGCCTATTACGACGGCACTCCCGGCTTCAATAAGAACGAATCGCTGTTCGCAAACGGCCAACCAGCAATGGGTGGCGATAAATGGGTTGAAGTGATCGCCAGACGAGGCGAATGCCCTCAGTATCGCGATTAGGTCTGCGCGACATAATCGCCAAACGTCGAGACGGTAATTAATTCGTCCCCGCGCTGGCCGTTAGAGGCGAGGACGCCGCGCTTATGGGGCTATGCCCCTGGTCGGTCCTGAGCTGGCCGTAGGGCGGCGTTCATTGTGTTTCCCATAAGATCACCTTGGCGCGGTGTTTGCGTTCCTCTATGGCGCGATAAACGGCTATTCTTTCGATGTCGGTTACTCGGTTGCCTCTACGCGAGTTGCACGATCTACATAGCACCCGCAAGTTTACTACTTCATGCGCAAGCTTGGGTGCTTCTGATGGTGGGATGATGTGGTCCACCGTGAGGCCATCTTTGCTTCCGCAGAATTCGCAGAATGGTGATTGCGTACGCAGTCGTTTGGATAGTTGTCGCCATTGCCAATCACCTTGTGAGCGGCCTGGGCCTCGATTGCGGCGCGTGTCCTTGGGCCTACATGCGGTGCAGCGCGAACCTTTGTCGATGAGGTCACCACAGCCAAGGCACGGTCTAGCGGCCATCCAGGGCATCAGCTTCGTGGACTTGGGCTACTAGCTGCGACCACTTACCGTCGAAGCGTTCACGCAGACCGTGGATAGCAGAGACATGCGCTAACAAGTTTGATCCAACATTCTGCGCGTCTCCTACCTCCATGCGCACACTAATCAGGGGTCCACCATCGCGGGGTTGAATGCCCAACCGCATGACTATGTTCTCACTGCTATCGAGATCTACACCGATTTCAAAGTACTCGGGGATCACCAGCTGTTCTTCGTTATTACTGTTCATTGTTACTTTCAGTTGTATAGAGCAGGGCGTGTAGTTCTCGGAATACGAGTGCCACGTCTTTTTTGGAGAATGGGAAGGTTGCGCCTTTGTAGCCCAGAGTGGCGTATTCGCCCGCCTCGTTGTGACCAACGACGTATGTACCGAACTTGCCTTTGACTTGGATACTCAATGCTGCACCCACTGCGCGGGTGTAACCGTCTCGTAGTTGCGGCTCGTGAGGTCGGCGAGGATATCGGAGAGTTGTTTAGCTTCGTCTCTTGTAACAAGTATGTGGCGCCCACCCTGCTGGATAGTCCAGCCTCCTTGACTTCTTTCCAGAATGTGTAGATCTGCCCCCGATGAGGGGATGGTGATCACGTCTCGTCTAGCCATAGCATTTTTCTTTCTCAGAATGGGCACGGGTCGCCTCGGTGACTTGGGCGTTTAAGGTTGTCTAGTCGCTCTAGGAATAACTTTTCTTGTTCCCTTGCGCGCGTTACGGAACTAGAGTTAAAATGCTCAAAGCAACCATCTTCTCCTTGATGAACATGATTTGTTGTTAAAGGATCTGTTGTTAAAGGATTTGATGGGGTGTCACCAGTGAGCTGTTGACATGCATCAGATGAGCTGTTGAGATCATCGATTTGATCCGTAGAGATCGTTGATTTGATCTGTTGACCATCTATGTCAACAGATCGTTTATGAGCTGTTGAGTCGGGCGCTGACAAGGCATATTCGGATGCCCTCTTTCGCCCATCTCCCGAACGTCCACCACGCGACACCTTCGTCAACCAGCCAGCGCCCTCCAGCGCAGCCAGACACCGCTTCACCGTCGCCGTGGACAGACAGCAATCGCTAACCAGGTTCTCGACACCAGGGAAAGCACGGTTACCGTTCTGGTCGCTGTAATCCAATATCGTCACCAACACACGGAACTGCGCCGGGGTGATATCCACCCCATGCAAAGCCTTCAAATATTCAAACTTGTTCAT